AGAACCGAAAGCCATCGAGCGGGTGGCCTTTCTTATTACGTTATTCTCATGCAAAGTGTATAGATGCTCATCCCACTTTATATTCTCGACCTCTACGTAATCATGCCCTTTGTCAATCTCAACGGATCCGCAATATTCATAACTACCTATTCCATCATTGCTTATGTAACAATCCGCCGTAAACCTTACGCTGAATGTTTCCCCGTCTATCATAACGGGGTGATTGATTTGTATATTTATCATAGTTTGTGGCTTATTTGATATGTTAATGATTTGGGTTTGCTGGTACTATTCTCCGCCTGCCAAAGATTTTTAGTAGCCAAAAACAAAGCAAAATCATCGGCGCTTAGTGATTTGCTCACAAGCTGCCAACCTACGCCCTGCACATCATCTTTTTTACCCTCCGTGCGGGTTTTGGCATTAAGCCACAAAATACCTACCTTATCAATCTCAACGCCTATTTCCAAAAGCAAAGCCCTATACGCTGCCAGCTGCAGCCAATACGATGGGTAAATGGCATTAGATGTTTTAATGTCGATCAAATACTTTTCACCGTTCAGATAACACACCCTATCAATAGTACCGGCAAAACCTAATTTGTCACTGATAATATTTAACTCTATTGCCTCAATCTTAAGATCAAAGCGCCGGCGAAACTCTACATAACGCTCAAACATTGCCCACTCGTTCAATTTGTAGTCGATGCTACCGGATGCGTTAATTAAATTCACCTCCTTACCCTGATCGTAATCTTCAGTTAGTTTGTGAACCACCGACCCCCTGCGCCCGGCTTCGTCCCGAATCTCATCGGCATCTTTGCCATTTTCTTTGAGCCAGTTGTAATAGGCTGCGCCCTTTGGATAGCACTCTAAAATAGTAGTAACAGATGGGACATAGTCACCATCTTTAGTTTGGTAAAATCTCGAATCGAGAAAAGTCAGTTGTTTGTTTTGAATTGTGTACATAATAAGCTCGTTTAGTTAAATAATAATGCAATATTAAAAAGAATATTTTTAATAACCAAATATTTTTTTATCTTTGTAAAAAATAAATATTATGGAAAAAAAGAAACCACGAGGGCGGCAGCCTCTTCCGGAAGGAGAAAAAAAACTAAAAGTTTTATTCTTTATTAAAGAAAAAAATCATGGCAAATTTATTAAGGAGATATCTCCAATCGTTAAAAAATATTCATTATGAAATTTATACCAATATTACCTTTTGAATATGATGATAAATTAAATAAAATTAATTTAGAAATAATTTATTTAAATATTGACCAAATAAGATTTATTTCTCCTATTGGAGAAACTGGCAACACCATAATTACATTATTAAATAATGATGAAATTTTATCTATTGAACCGCTTTATAAAATTTTAAATAAATTAAGAAACGCAAAATGATTAAACTACATTACCAAACAGCGGAGGAGTTGGGACATCACCCAGTGCCGCTTATATGGAATACGCAAACAAATGCACCTGTATCGCACGTGCAAGGTTGGGAAGCTATGCAATCCTATCCAATAACAAATGAGCATAACGCAATGGCAGTCCGCACATCCGATGCTTTTACGTTTATCGATGTGGATACGAAAAACAGCTCAACATTATCTGCCGATGATTTAAGGACATACATACTAATAATGCTTCAGGAAAAATTAAACCCTGAGATTTATAAAAAGCTATTCATTGAACAAAGCCGCAACGGTGGCCTCCATATATTCTTAAAAATGCCAGCACCCGATCAAAAGGTGCAAATAGCTACTAACTCAAAAGGTAACGAACTGATAGCTTTGTATCCGAAAAAAAAACTTTGTTACACGTTCCCAACGCCCGGATGCCAAATAATATATGGTGAACGTGACGAGATGGAAGACATAACGCAAAGCGAACTGAATCAGATAATAGATTTATTGCAAGCCTTAGATGAACCAAAGGAAACGAAAATAATTGAGGCGACACCAAAACAAAATTTTGGCCGCCCCGATAAATGGAAATTCTTTGATCGTAAAATACCAAATGAATATTTTGCAGAGTTGTTAACCGAAATAGGACTTTCACCATGCAGAATGCAGCCCAGATTTGGTAAAGACTCAATCATTTATGAAGCATGGCGCCGTACTGAATCCGCATCAGCTACCATGTCAGCAAAAGTATTTTTTGGCAGTGAGCCGAAAGTTTTATTATTTACATCTTCACTCCCTCAGTTCCCATCTTATCAATCGCATTCACGTAAATCAGACTGGACATTAACTGCATCAAAACTGCTTTATTATAAAAATGGTCAGGATGCCGAAAAGACTGAAAGCGAAATAAACGAAATAGCAGACCGGTATCAGATAAATCTAAGTTTTATTGTTACAAGGTCTGGTAGTTTAATCAATGAAGGTACTTTCTGGAAGGTACATGAAAAAACAGGAGCCGTTACATTACTCGAAGACGCAATGCTTGAAGTAATTAGTAATTGCGGATTTAGAAGATACAAAGAAGACTTTATAAGGATTGATGATAATATAGTAACCATTTGCCAAATAGGAGACATTGTAAGAACTTTGACAGATATAGTAACTAAAGTAGACAAAGAGATTTATAATCCAGTTTCTAAGCGTTTAAAGTCTATTTTAAATAACTCAACTATATTAGATGATTTACATGAATGGGATGCTGCGAACCTGCTAAAAGATGATATTAATAACGTTTGGCGTTATTTTAAAAATTGCGCTGTAAAGATCACAAAGGAAGGTGCCGAGATTGTAAACTATTACGAACTGCCAAAACAAATATGGAAATCTGATATTATTGATAGAAACTTCCAAATGCACGATTTTACAGGATGTGATGCTCAGGAATTTATTAACCTTTTAGCCGGTGAAAATATTACAGAACTTAAAGCCATGATAGGTTATAATCTTACTCGCTACAATAACCCCGCCAAACCTGAGATGACTTTGTTTCTCGAAAACATTGACGAAGATCAGGAAGGTAGCAGCGTTGGTGGATCAGGTAAATCATTGATAGCACAAATGATTAAAAACGCATCTGGTAATATGGTATTTATCAATGGCCGTGACCCCCGTTCAATATTCTCAGATTTTGCATGGAGCCGTATTAACCATGACACCCGCACCGTTTTTATAGATGATGCGTACAAAGGTTTTAAAGTGGATGCACTTTACACAGTGGCTTCAGGTGATATGATTATTAATAAAAAGAATAAACCTGAGTTTACTATTGAAAACCAAAATCGGCCTAAAATAATAATCACATCTAATTATGCAATGGGTAATGGTGACGAATCAGATACCCGTAGGCTGTGGACTTTTGCCATTGAAAAGTATTTTAACCTTTCAAGAACTCCAATGGATCATTTTGGCCGTAAATTCTTTGAGGACTGGGATGCTGATGAATGGCTTAAATTTGACAACTGGGCAACCGATTGTATTAAAACTTTTATGACATTTAAGCGTTCTGCAAAGGTTACCAATATAGATTTAAAACGCCGTATGCTTATTAACTCTACTGATCGTGGATTTGTTGAGTATATGGATAACCTTTTTGATCAAAGATTTTATTCATGGTTCCCTCAGGTATTAAAGACAGAAAGAAGGGAAGAAAATGGACAACTTAGCGTTAACGCAGTAGATTTTGACAAATGGTACCCAAATAGAACAAAGAATGAATATGCTGCCAAAATAGCCAAAAGCGAACTTTTAGACACTGTTAATTCATTGCTTAAAAATAAATTATCTCAAACATTATTAACGCAATGGCTTCAAAAATGGGCCGATACAAAGGATGGATTAATTATAAATTCTAAATATAGAGTGGCAAACCATAGTGGCCTATTTTACCAAATAATGGAGCTTAAAGACGTTTTAACGGATGATGTGCCGTTTTAAAAAGTGTGCAAATGAGACCAAAAAAGTGTGCGAAAGTGAAAAATGTAAAAAAAATGATGCAAAGTTTTCAATGTAATAACACACATTTAAATTTGCATAATTTCAAAAAGTGTGCATTTATAACAATTTAACAATCAATGATTTAATACTTAAATACACACTTTTTTACTTTTTTTTTACTTATAATAATAATAATAATAATATATATATATATATAAGAAAATAGAAAAAAGTAACGGGGTAAGGAAAATAGTGAAAAGTGTGCAGCAGTCTTAAAATTTGATAATATGACATTTTTTGATAAATTTTGTAGTATGGGTGTGTTTGATGAAAAGCCTAAAACAATTTTTGGATGATGCAAAATATCCTGATCAATAAAGTAGCTGAAATTATTGAACAGGAACTATGCACCCCTAAATTCAGGGAGTTGACCAAAAAAACGAAAGACTACGATAAAGCACGGTATCTTTACGTTTGGTATTTGTTTGCTGAACTTAACGTAGAAAGGATTACCATAAGGCAAACGATGCCGTGTTATTCGTACCCTAAAACTATTTATCAAATAATCAAAAGAATGTACCTTCGCAGAAAGGAAAACGATATTAAAGCGGATATGCAAATGATAAAAATGTTTATGAAATGAGTGTTCATATAGACTGGGAAATAGTAGATGATCTTTTGATAGCAGGATGTGACGGAACGCAAATAGCGGCGTTTTTAGGATGCCATGAGGACACTTTGTACATAAGATGTCAAGACGAAAAGAAAATGGGATTTTCGGCATATAAAGCCCAAAAGCGAAGCATCGGGGATATTGCATTATTGAAAGCCCAATATGAAAAAGCTGTAAAAGAAAAAGATAATACCATGCTTATATTTTTGGGCAAAGCAAGATTAAATCAATCGGACAAACAGCAAATTGAATTGTCAGGGAATCCAGAAGCTCCGGTAACTTTTCAATTAGATGAACGCTTCACCAAAAAAGATTAATACTACTCCGGTAGGGCAAAAGAATGCAGCCGCTTATTTTGATGGGTGGCAAATAATCTGCAATGAAGGCGGTAGCCGGTCAGGTAAAACATATTCTATAATTCAATTTCTTTGCTATTTGGCAAAGACAAAAAAAAATATAAGAATATCAATAGTGAGCCATTCTTTGCCTCATGTTAAACGTGGCGCTTACCGTGACTTTAAAACAATAATGCAAGATTGCGGGTGGTGGAGCGATGATAATTTTAGGTTTACTGATTTTGTTTATGAATTTACCAACGGCTCATACATCGAACTTTTCGGACTTGAAGACGAAGGCAAAGCGAGGGGTCCGGGGCGTGATATTCTTTTTATCAATGAGGCTAATCTGATTAACAAAATATTATTTGACCAGTTAGCTATGCGGACTACAGGTACTATTTTCATGGACTGGAACCCGGCGGAATTTAATTCATGGGTTTATGATATAGCTGATAATCCAAAAAATAAAAAAATACATTCTACTTACTTAGACAACATACACAATTTAAGCAGCCAGCAGATTGACTACATTGAATCTTATAAAGATTTGCCGGATGATTTTATGTGGAAAGTTTACGGATTAGGTGAAAGGGGTGCATCAAAGGAATTAATTTACACGCAATGGAAAGTATGCAGCGAATTACCGAGCAAAGGGAGCGTGTTTTACGGACTTGATTTTGGCTACACAGTACCTACAGCGCTTGTAAAGATAGAGCACTACGAAGGCTCTAATTACGTTGAGGAGTTATTATATGAGCCTAAGTTGACAATTTCAGACCTTGTAAGTAAATTGAAAGGGTTAAATTTGTCAAAGAGTGATGAAATCTTTTGTGATGCAGCGGAGCCTAAAACAATCGAAGAGCTAAACAGATCGGGTTTTAACTGCAAGCCAGCGGATAAAGATGTATGGGCTGGCATCATGAAAGTAAAATCATATCCTTTGTACGTTCAGCATAGTAGTAAGAATCTAAAAGCAGAACTGCAATCGTACAAATGGAAAACGGATAAAGACGGGAATATAGCAAGTGACGAAAGCCCTGTAAAGGAGCACGATCATTTGCTCGATGCTATGAGATACGGCATCTTTACTAAACTTACAACAAAATCGCCCAGCTGGGTAGCATTCTAATGAGTTGGATAAATAAACTTTTAGGCATTGAAAAGATACAAAAGAAAGCAATGTCATTTCCCGGCGTTTATGTCGGCGCTCCAATAACATTTTTTAAGTGGGATAAAGACCAAAACGCTTACACTAATAACGATACTGTTTAT